GGAACTTTACAAGAATGGGATATACTAGGGATGGAAACTAGTACCTTAGTTCCTGATGCCATAGGAAGTATTTTAACTGCAGCACTGACCCCGAAAAGGGGTAAAGGAACAGGTAAGCACAAAATAAAAGAAGCTTCAAAAGCTTCAGTACCAAAGAATATTAGTTCAGTTGTTGCAAAACCTTACTCAGTAGTAAAAGGAATAAAGCCTTCAAATATAAAGCTACCAAAAGCTACTAGTAAAATGAGTGCTAGTACGTTTAGATTAGCCGCTCTTATTAATCAAAAGCTGTCAGATACAGTTAGAAAAAATATGGGACCTCCAGGCCTTGAGAATGTAACTGGAAGATTTGCAGATAGTGTAAGGGTTACAGATGTTGCTACTACTCGAAAAGGATATCCTAGTATAGGGTATACTTATATGAGAAATCCATATCAAGTATTTGAGACAGGGTTAGGTAAAGCAGGCTGGGCTAGCACAGAAAGAGACCCAAGAAAATTAATTGATGCTTCGATAAGAGAAATAGCAGCAGAAATGGCAATCGGAAGATTTTATACCAGGAGACAGTAATGGCAGTTAGAGATTATACTACAAGACGTCAGTCCATTACAAATGCTCTTGTAGATGTACTTAAAAAAATAAACGGTACAGGGCAATATTTAACAGATGTTGGGGACAATGTAAGTCCCCGACTAAAATTTTGGGATGAGATAGAAGAATTTCCTGCTATTCATTTAAATACTTCTGGAGAAACTCGGCAGTATCAGGCAGCAGGATATAAGGATAGATTTTTAAATATAACAATTCGTTGTTATGTAAATGAAGAAAATGCAGTAGATGCGTTAGACGCTCTTCTAGAAGATGTTGAAACAGTTTTAGAAGAAAATCAAAGACTTCGGTATATTGATAGAAGGGGTACTGCGCACTTTACACACCAAAACACTATAGTTAGTATAGACACTGATGAAGGTGTACTAGATCCTCTGGGAGTTGGAGAAGTTCTTATAGAGGTTCGTTATTAGAAAATGCTGGCACGAACAGACGTTCACGTCCAGGCCTTTTCAAGTCATAGGAGATTCTAATGGCACAATTATACTTTACCCGGTATACCCAAGTTTATCTTGAATTTGATGGTAAACTGTGGGAAATCCCTGTATTGGATGGTTTTAGCTTTTCTCAAGCTACTAACTCATCCGAAGTAACCTTGAACGAGATGGAAAGTTCTGCTGGTGTGAGCCGTCGTGGACGAAGAGCATTTAATGATTCACTAGCACCTGCAGACTGGTCGTTCTCAACATACATGAGGCCTTTCGCCTCAAGCGCAACACAAAGCAATACTGGACCAAGCTCAACTAATTTTTGGGTGGATAACGGAAGTACTGCCGGAGACTATCACTGTGTAGAAGAAGCTCTTTGGGGTCTTATGGCAGGCGCAAAAGATATGTCTGCTGCTATGGAATTTACAAATAGTGCAGGCACTTCAAAAGTAACTGATCAAGTTCTTGCGGCCTCCTCACAGTGTGGAGCAGACTGCCTTGCAGTAAACTTTGATAGTTCAAATATAGCTATTCCTGCTGATACTTGTAATATTTATATGCTTCTTGGAGACGATAACTTTAAGTTGTATAAGCTATCAAGTGCTTGTGTAAATGAAGCTTCCATTGATTTTGATGTTGATGGTATTGCTACAATTAATTGGTCTGGTTATGCTTCAGAGATTGAAGACGTTACAGGAGATATTAGCCATGAAGTAGCAACTGCAAGTGCTCCTTCTTCAGGAACAGTTGCTGGTGATTACATGCTAATTACTGATGACGGTAATCGTTTGTACAAGTTTACAGATACTAGCGGTGGTGTTCAGCCGACAATTACTGAAGCTGTGACTGCTACTGATAACTTTATTCGTAATCGTCTAACACAGCTTTCTATTGCTGAAAGTGGTGGAAGCACTTATACTGTAACAATTACTGGTGGAAATGTTACTATTAGCAATAATATTAATTATTTGACTCCAGAAGAGCTTGGTACAGTAAACGTACCTCTTGCAGCTATTCTAGGCGCTCGTTCAGTAAGTGGTTCTTTTAATGCGTATATGGATAATGTTGCTCTTGGTGCAGACGGTTTCTATAAGAGACTTCTCGCATTGAACAGTACAGTTACTAATAACTTCAGTACTACATTTAAAGTAGGCGGAACAGCTGCAGGTCCTAAGTCAATTTTCACTCTTGGTACTTGTCACGTTGAAATTCCGACACATGATGTATCTGACTTAATCTCTGTTTCAACTAATTTCATGGCACTGCCGTCAACTATTGATGAAACAGACGAAATAATTGTTGAGTATACAACAGCAGCTCTTTAATACATGCTAAAAAATAATTCTTGACTTTTATGGTCATATGAATTATACTATATGGTATGAAAATAAAAGTAGGGAGGTTTTTACCTCCCTGCTCTTTTTAATAATAATAAAGGAATTTTATATATGAGTGACACCCCAGTTTCCCTAGAGAGTCTGATGACTCCAAGTAAAACAGTAACAGTAGATTTTCCAGGTTATAAAGGATTTAAAATTGATTTAACTTATCTTGCAAGAGAAGAATTAATTAAACTTCGTAAAAAGTGTTTGACTACTAAATTTAATAAAAAGACTCATAGTCCAGAAGAAAGTTTAGACGAAGAAAAGTTTATAACTCATTATACTGGGGCAGTAATCAAAGGGTGGAAAGGTTTGAAATATCGCTACCTAGAAGAGTTTCTTTTGGTAGATGTTTCTCAATTTGACCCTAATGATGAATTAACTTATACTGCTGCAAATGCAGAAACCATGATGAAAAATTCAACAGGATTTGACACATGGGTTACAGAAACAGCAGGTGATTTAGAAAATTTTACTGGGAGCAAGTAGCTGAAATTAATAAGTTACTTGCAAGATACGTAAAAGAGCAAGACTCTAATTTTGATCTAGATAAGTATCTTACAGTTTGTGAACAATTAGGACAAGAGCCTGATCCCCAAAAGATGCCGCTTTCTCAGTCGGATTTCCCGTCTGAGGTACAAGTGGCATTTTTTATGTATAGCTTACTTTCAGATGTTTGGGATGGAATGTCAGGAACATATATGGGAAAGGATTGGTCTTCTGCAAGTTTTATGTTCAAGACATATGAAATAGAAAATCCAAAAGAAACACTATATTTTATGAAATTAATTGAACAACAAAATATGGCATATAAAGCAGAAGAAGCTGAAAGAAGACGAAAAGCAGAACAAAGAAAAGCAGGCGGTGGTAAAAATTACACCCATAATGTAAAAGGCTAATGGCTAAAAATAAGGTTTATATAGACGTAGTAGTTGATGATAAAGGCACCACTAAACGTGTTGCTGTTAATGCTAAAAAACTTGGGGGCGCTTTGGATGATGCCGGAGCCTCTCAAAATAGGTATCAAAAACAGCAAAAAGGCGTAGCTGGAGCTACTTCTAACACTACAAAAGCCTTTGCAAAAATGACTAGTGGCATAGGCGGAGGACTTGTTCCTGCATATGCTACTCTTGCTGCTAATGTTTTTGCGCTTTCTGCAGCATTTAGTTTCTTAAAATCTGCGGGAGATTTAGCCAAGCTACAACAAGGCCAGGTAGCATATTCTTCAGCAACAGGCAAGGGAATGCTCTCCCTTACTAAAAATCTTCAGCTTGCAACCGAAAGTCAATTAGCATTTCAAGATGCAGCACAAGCAGGAGCAATAGGAGTAGCTGCAGGACTTTCTACAGCTCAAGTAGTAAGGTTAGGAAAAGCCGCAAAAGATACTTCTGATGTTCTTGGAAGAGATTTAACAGATTCATTTAATAGGCTTGTAAGAGGTGTAACGAAAGGCGAGCCGGAACTCTTAGACGAATTAGGTATTATTCTTCGCCTAGAAACTGCCAGTACTAGATATGCTACAGCACTTGGCATTACAAATAGAAAATTAACAGAAGCAGAAAGAAGCCAGGCGATTTATTTAGAAGTTATTCGACAAGTAGATGATAAATATGCTGATTTGGTTGAAGGTATTGATCCAAATCCTTGGCAGCAACTAGCTGTTGCTTTTGATGATATTATTAGAGGAATAAAAAGTCTATTAAATGATTATTTAGCTCCTCTAGCAGCATGGTTTGCTAGGAACCCTCTTTTATTTGCAGCAGTTTTCTTGCCCTTAGTTAGGTCTATTACAGGCGCTATGCTTCCTGCCCTTGGACAGGCAAGTATAGGCCTGACTAATTTTGGCACTAAAATGGAACAGCAGGTTAAAAATGCAGAAAAGTTAAGAAAGAAATTTCAATCTGTTTCAGGTAGTATGAACAACTCTGTAGCCCTCGCCCAGAGATCTTTAGAAGGATTAGATGTAAAAGCTGGCTCAGCTTTAGGAAAACTTCAATCAGGGGCCCCAATATCAGGCAGATCTGCTACAGGTGTTTTGAGTGCCCTGCAAGCAGGTAAGTATAAAGATTTAGGGCTAAGTAAAAAGAAAGCAAAAGATTTAGAATTATCTCTTTTAGGTATACAATCTGCTAGTTTAAAAACTGAAAAAGCGCAGAAAAAAGCAGAAAAAGCTATTCAGAAAACTGGAGATGCAGCTGTAAAAGCAACTGGACAGTTTTCAAGGTTTGGTGCTGGAGTCGCAAAATTGGGCACTAAGCTTCTCAATGCTTTTAATATTATAACAATAATAGCAGCTGTAGGAGCATTAGCTTATGCTATTTTTCAAGCCGTAAGGGGAGTAGACGCGTTAAATTCTGAACAAATTAAAAATGAAAAAATTTCTAATTTATTTAGGGACTCTACAGAGGCTTTAAATGAGGAATTCAAAAATTTTAATTACGAACAAGAGAAGTTATTAAATAAGTCAGGAAATTTTTTAGCTTATTTTGATAATTTGTCTTCAAGAATTCTTTCAGCCAGCCAAGGATTTAAAGACTTAATAGCAAATGAAAGACTAGCTTCTATTTTTACAAAAAATTATGGAGACGATATAGAAGCATTACAAACAAAACTAAAGCCCAGGGACTTGTCGGGTACTGGAGTCGAAGATATTGCAGGAGTTAACCTCGCTCTGCGAGAGGAAGAAACAAAAAAAGTTTTTGGGGGTAACCTCGTTAATGCTTTAATTGAAAATAAAGACATTCTATCTAGTACTGGCCAAGGTATAGCAAATATTATAATGGAATATGAAAATATCTTGACCGGAATAAAAAACATTGAGGGCGGGATTGACTCGGCTGCCAAACCTATACAAAACTATGCTACAGAGCTAGAGAGAATTACTACTCTTTCTATTCAAGAATTTATTGATATGGGAGAACAAGGATTTAAAGACTTAATAGCAGATATTAATCAAGCAGGAGAGCAAGTAGAGCGCTTTAATTTAAAAACAAGCAATTTAACAAAAACTCAACGTGAATTTTTAGATGTTGCAGATAATATTAAAAATACTATACTTGCCCCAAAAACAGCATTAGAAACTCAACTTTCTCAAATAGAAAGTTTTCAACAGGCTTATATTGAATTTAATAAAGATATATCTCCAGAAGGGTTAAAAAAGCTTCAAGAAGAGTATGGGGAAACTTTTGTAAACACAATGATTGAGAATATTGACAAAGCTGAAGAATTTAAAGTCTTATTACAAGAGTTAAATACTGCTCAATTAGACTTAAAAAACTCGCTATTAGATATAGAGATTGCATCAGCTACGCAAAGTCTTGGAAAAACTTCAGGAGCAAGAGGATTTATACAGTTAGATATTGCATTACAAAGAGCCCAAGTAGAAGAAGCAAATGCACAAAGAGTATATGAGATTAAAAAACTAGCATCAGAGTTAGCTATGCTGGAAGGTGCAACTGTAGATGCAGCTCAGCAAAGAGAGTTAACTAATTCCGAAAAATTATTAGAGCAAGCAAAATTAAGAACGCAAGAAGCTGAAAGAGTGGCGGATACAAATATGCAAGTTTTTGATGCCGCAAATCAAGCTTTAGAATCAGGATTACAAACAAGTATTGCAGCTCTTATTAAAGGTGAAGAAAGCAGTATAAAAGATGCTATGCTAGGTATTGCCAAGGGAATGCTTAATGCTGTTGCTGATACAATGGCGAAACAGCTTACAAACTTTATAATGGGTACAGACCCATTATCTGTTGCTACAAAACAAGCTGAAATCCTTGGAACTGCAATAGTAGAAGCAGGAACTTATGCAGCCGAAGCAATGTATAATGGAATAACAGCAGCAGTAGGAGGAGTCTCTTCTAGCAGTATGACAACTACTTTTAACCCAGGAACCAACCTAGGGCAAGTAAACACACTCTTTTCAAGAGGTTCAGGAATTTTAGGGCAAGTGGAAAAAGGGTTTAATACTGCAAAATCCATATTTAGTGCTGGGAAAACTCTTCTTTTTGGAGCTGCAAATGGAGGTATAATGCCAGGAGGTATTACAGGATATGCAGCAGGCGGAATTGTAAAAAGACCTACTCTTGGATTGGTTGGAGAAGGTAGATACAATGAAGCTGTTGTTCCGCTCCCTGATGGTAAAGCAATTCCTGTAAATATGGGTGGAGCAGCCCAAAATAATAATGTAGTAGTAAATGTTTCTATAGATAATCAAGGAAATGCTACTTCAAATAGCCAGCAAAACTCTCAAGATGCAGGAAACGTAGGAAATATGATTGCAAGAGCAGTACAAACAGAACTACAAAATCAGAAACGTTCGGGCGGAATACTTAATCCGTATGGAGTAGCATAATGGCAGTAGGATTTTCAACATCAGGTATAGACGTAATACCAGATAAAGGGTTTACGAGACAAACTTCAGCAAGAACTCGTGTTACAACTTTTGGAAATGGCTATGAGCAGAGAATTACAGAGGGAATAAACCCTCTTCAAAATATTTTTACTGCAAATTTTAGCTTACGTACTTCATCAGAGATGAATACAATAAAAAGTTTTTTAGAAACGAATAAAGGAGTAACGTCTTTCACTTTTACAACACCAGAAGGAGAAACTCCAAAAGTAGTTTGTGAGAATTATACTATAACATATGCTTACGATGGATTTTATACATTGTCAGCAACATTCCGAGAGGTTTTTGAATCGTGACAGATTTAATTCGTGCCGTACAGAAGCAGTCAATTGACAGCTCTTTGGTATATTTATTTGAAATTACTCTGAGTGGAGGTACAGTTCTGTACTTTCATCCTGATTATGATACAGATAATCTTAATTCAAATGAAGAAGGATATATTTATTTTCGGGATAGAACAGATCCTACTATTATAAGAAATTATGCTCCCTTTCCTATGGACATGACAGGAATAGATTTACAGGCAGATGGTGCAATAAATCGACCCACTCTTACAGTTGCAAATGTAACCTCCACTTTTAGTGATGCTTTAGGAGGCCTTCAAAATGATGATTTAGTTGGACAAACAGTTGTAAAAAGAACTACATTAAAAAAATATCTGTATGGAGAGCCAGGAGATGCCTCTCCTTCTGTAGAGTTTCCTATTCAAAAATATGTAATAGATAGAATTGAGTCAGAAAACCCAGTATCTGTAACTTTTGAATTAGCACCTCCGTTTGATTTAAGTGGAATAAAATTACCTAGTAGAATGGTACTTGGTAAATATTGTTCCTGGCAGTATCAGGGAAATGATATAAACTCTTGTGGTGGGTGTAAATGGAATAAAGATAGCCATGTAACTTTGCCCAATACTGGAGAGCTTGGTGATTTTGACGCATATTTTACAGATAAAGATGTTCCTATTGTCAATGCAAATCTTTTTAGTAGCGATACAAGTATTAATCCTGCTTTTAATCCCAATAGCTACAGTTATTCTGTAGGAGACACCATTTATAATTCCGACTCCGGTGGATCCATATGGGTATGTAAAACAGCGCATACATCACAAACATGGTCTAACTCTTATTATCAAGC